TGTTCGTTTTCCCTGAGCAGCCGGATCACTTCATTTTTAACCTTGCGTGCTTCAGTGGACTCCTTAATCAGTCCACACGCGCCGCACGCAATCTTTCCGTCCGGATTATGTCCGGCATGTACGTTAAACTTCATATTACTCACCGTCCTTCACTTCCGGGATACCGGCTACCGATGTAAGAAGTGACACCACTCCGGCTACTACGGATGCCGACACCGCCATCTTCCAATCTACTGCCGATACCACCGCCGCGGTACCGATCACGGCCACTGCAGTCTGTGCCATTGTCTTAACTGCGCGGATGCCTGCCGCCCTCATCCACTTCTGTGTGTCTACTGATACTTTAAATACACAATTCTTAAACATATTTACTCTCCTTCCTGTGGCTCTGTGGGTAAATTCATCAGAGCATTATATAACTGTGTTCCTACTCCGTTGCCATGAAGTGCATGATACTGCTGGTACTCGTCCTCTAAGGACTGTTTAACATATACCGGGCAATACCCGAGATCATCATGATATTTATTGTACAGGCGAATCAGATCCGCACGGAGCAACGCCCTGACACCCTTTCGCGTAGCAATCACTTGTCTATACAGGAATGCTACCGCACCTACAAAAGCAGTAATCAACTGCCAATTGTCCCTTAAGAATTCAATCATATGATAAGTCTCCTTAATCTTTATGAATAAAGTATACTGCCTATTTACGCGCTATTTGTACCAATTTAAAAGGGCATCCGCAGATGCCCTTTTACCCTATTTCACAATATCAATTCTGTTGCCACTAAAATCCGTGATAAACATTTTCCCAGAATCCGTAATATACAATGCATTTGAGATTAATTTCGTATCCGTCACAAGTACCGAATCTTTTACTCGGCAAATCTGCAACCACGTATTCGCTGGAGTCAATCCTCGGATAATCACATTCTCTTCATTGACATCACACATGTAAAAACCTTTGATCACAGCCTTATGAGCCTCTTTTGCCCCATCGCTCAACTTATTATACGGAGTTGAACTGATATTAAGAATTTCTATATAACACCCTTTTGCATCCTTTGCTGTCTCAGGAACGGTCACTGTAACATGCGGACATTTCACATCATGAAGTGCTGACTGATCTACTTTTGACGGAATAATATAAGGAGACCACCCCGCCAAAGCGTATACATATGCACGTACTCTAATATTGTCTTCGGCATTCGAGATAAAGCTTTCACATCCAATTTCCCATGTACTTCCTGGTGTCAATGTTCCAGCGGTTTGCATAACAACACAAATTCCCTTATAGGCTGCATATCCGTCCTCTTTATACTCAATCGTAATATCATTCTTATCTGCCGTTATTGTATACGGAAGTGCGGTCAGATCGTCTGGACGTTTCCACGAAACCGAATCTACCCAACTGTCAAATCCTATACTTCGATTGGTATAATCTGATTTTGAAAGCAGCTCTTCAACAGAAGATGGATCTATTACATAAAAATCTTCAACAGAAAATGTATCATTCTTGGTAGCTCCAAATGCCCAAAATCCAAAGCATATAGAATTTTGACTTTCTGAAACTTTATATAACAAGTTGATTCCACTTGTATTTCCCACCATAGATTCATTATTTGCAGTAGCATATAAAGTCTGTCGGTTCGCCCACTCGGCGCCATTATATATAATAAGTGCCACTGATTTTTTATTCGAATTAGACAATGTGAATTTTGAACAGCCGATTTCAATCGTCTTTCCTCTATATGGGGTCGCATCAATTGTCCATCTGTAACTTCCCCAACCATCCACAACAGTACATCCAAAATTGTATTTATTTCTCGATGATACCGCTATGCCTCCGGCAGATCCATTAGTAGTCGGTACAAGATTCGGAAAAGCACTTGGATCTCGAAAAGGAATCCAATCGTCAATCATAAGTCTTTGATATCGACTCACATTCTTCTTAATATCTGGAGCCAACATATCAAGGCGAGCGTTTACATCTTCAATTTGTTCACTCACTGCAAGTTCTAGAGACGATGCTTGCGTAAAAAGATTCCTGATTTCAACACCGTCTATCCAAATTTTTGCCATTTTAAAAGAATTGCTATCAGCCTTGGAATTTGTTAATCCTGATTCTCTCTTTGTGATGATTGTGTGCCCATTTACACGTATCTGATAATGTCCACTAGCAACTCTTGTAATCGTTACATCCGACAAATCATCATAATAGAATTCCTTAAGAGCTTCCGGCATATCATAAATAAGCCCCTGATCAAAACATACATATTTACCACCCATTACTAATAGATCCATAAGCATCCATGTCAATGCACACTGTTTTTCCTCAACAGTCATACTATATCCACCGCTCGAAAAACATACTAGGTTCGCTTTCTGTGTTGGATAATAATTTTTCATGTAGTTGTATACCTTGTAAGACGAATCTTCTCCGGACCAATAACCAAATCCGTCAATCGGCTCTTTCGGATAAAATTCACACGACTCTACCATCAGATAATCATTTTCTCCGATTGATGATTTTAAGGACTTAGGATTGTAATAAGGTTCATTATCAATTGGTTTTCCAGATACAAGCTCAATAACATGCCAAGCATTTCCAAAAGAACATAAACCCAAGCGGCGCGCTTCCTCAATTACATCGTTCTGTTTCTCCACAACGCTTTCCCAAGACTGTTCATCTCCATCATTAAGGTCTGTCACTCCAGACAGCGAATCAAAATCATCCCAAAAGATGCCATCATAAGGTATACCTCCCGTAACGATTTCATAGCCATCTTCATCTTTGGTATTCGTCAATGTTCCGCCCATATGAAGTGTGGTACGTATTGCCTGATATAAATCTCTTTTGTTTATTGGTACACGCGTTTTTGTAGCCGAATCATAACGGTTTTTAACAGATACATATCGAAAAAACATTACATTTTTATTGCGTTTTCTCACTTCCTGTACCAAAGCCATTTCATTACGACGCTTTTCAGTATCTGTCCAATTACTGATATCTCCCTCACAACAGATCAAATCATACCCAGACAAGATCTGTACTGATTCCTCAAATGTACTTCCCGGAAAGTAACTTCCATAATTAAAGTACACCTTTGAAAGTGGACTCTTTCCAATACTCGTAGACAGATTAATTTTAAGGTTGTTCAATTCTTCTGCAACAACCTTGCTTTGTGGCGGAAGTTCGCTCTTTTCATTAAGCGTAGCTTCCGTTACCGCCGTTAATCCGCCGTCCTCTTTCGATACAATCGTCACCCCATCAGCCTTGATTCCTACGACACTTTGAGCCCGTTGAGCCCAATACTTCGCATTATCTATATCTTCGCCATCCCGAGTCCCCGTGCCTCCTTCGGCATAGCTTTTAGCAAGCGTAGCCTGTGTCTGCGCTTTTGTTTGGGATGCACTCGAAGCCTCCGCTGCCTTTTCTGCTTTTGCTGATTCAACCTTGATGTCTGCCAAATAGTCCGGTCTCAATTTATCTTCAGTAATCGAGCCGTTCTTAATCGAGAATGAATAAGTCTTATTGACACCCTCTCCGCTTACCGATACCGCAATTTCGTCCGAATCATCAAAAGTAAGAATCGGAATCATCGCACCGATATTCGCTGTAAACTTCGTTCCATCATCGGTTGTCATGGTCAGAATTCCACCATCGGATAAAGCGAATGATACCGGTATCTTTTCGATGTTAAGGTCAAACAGAATCTTTTCTCCGCTCAACTTTGTTATTGTGATTATTCCGGTCTTTTCATCAATTTCCCAATCCTTAATCAATGAATTGGCTGTAATCACATCAAACTTGGTTGCATCCATAGCAACGACACGATCATCAATCGCATCTAAGCCAGAATCCATTCTGTTGAGGTTTGTTTCATTTACCGCCGTTTCTTCGCTTGGAAAGTTTTTCCAATCTATACGGCTATAAATCTTCTGCATAGGCTACCTCCTATTTCGCAGACGCAATATCATCTACCTTTTTTCGGAATTCATCATAGTCAGTGTCAAACGTCTCTTTGTTCGCGGCGTAGATTTCTCGATTCTGAATCGAATAGTTTACACTGATATTTCCATTGTCTGGGATCTGCGCATTAAAATACGCGTACTGATTTCCGTCTACACTAGAAGTTCCATTTACGTTAGTTGATTTTTGAATAGATAACATTTAACATTTCCTCCATTATTCCTAATCTTTGTTTTAATATATCAACCTCGCCTCTTAACGAGAAGTTGTCGAACTTAAGCTGCCTGATTTCCTTTTGCTGCTTCTGAATCATCTGCACATGCATAGCATGAAGTTCGTCCTTGTCAAGAAGCCATGTGTCATCTTCAACATCGAGTCCGACAAGTGCTTCATTATCACTATCAATGCCAGAATCTATAAAAGCCTGCTTAACATCCTGTGCAATAAAGCCATAGTGCCAATGTGCATCTACACCATCCACGTCTTCCTTATAGCGAAAGTGCACCGGAACGAATCTCATATAAACAGAAGAAATATCTTGTGCTTCTGTTATATCTGTTTTTAGCCTTCTATCTGATACATGTATTTGGCTTGCGGATACCGAAGAATATGTTCCACTGCTATTCACTCTCAAAAAGTAGTTTTTTGTATATCCGCTAGTTCCAGATTGACCACTTGCATTTACGCGAATTCCTGTTATAAATCCAGACGTGTTTGGTATGTCTCCAATGCAAGCGACTCTGTGTGCTTGGTCTGCTGACCCTATGTATACTCTTCCAAGCCTATCATTGAACAGCACCGATCCGTGATAATTTGTATGCATATCATCTCCGCCAAATTCAAGGATTCCTAATTGGTCAACGCTAAATATCGGATAATCATATAGCTGTCCGCCCCATTTGTATCTGTAGTATACTTTTTCCAAAAACTTCACATTTGTAAATTCACTATTTGTTCCTCGAATCGTTCCGGTTGTGATATTATCGCCATTTATCGTAGTCGAACCCGATTGTGCCAAATCATTAAATGTGACCACACCTGTAATTTGAATGTTTGCATTATCGCTAGACGTATCTATGATGTTTCCATTCTCGTCATACAACTGAATTACAATTCCAACCGTCTTTTCCCCGCCTGTCGCGGTAATGCCTATGCTATGCGCGGTCTGTGAAATCCTTGTGGACATTTCGGTATCAGCTTTTTGCCGATTTATAACTTCGGTTTGAATCGCATCTGCGGTCTGCTCAAATCGTGAATTTGTCCTTTCGTCCAAGTCGCTTATTTCAGACAATGTATGGTCTGCAGTTCGTTCTAGGCGATTCGTGCGTCTTTGTACATTATCAATCGTATCTCTGATAGAATTAACCTTTGCAGAGTGCTTTTCTGTACCCTGTGCCGCAATCGAATCACGCTTGCTTTGTACTCCGGTCAGCGTCCGCTGCAAGATGTATGTCTCTACGATCTCACGCGTTGTATTGAATCGGATCGGATCACCAAGTTCCAAACACGGATTGCCGACGCAAGTACATGATTTCAGGGGCGTATATGCCGCCTGCTTCATGATTGGAAGTACGTTGTTCGCGATCTGCTCCAACTCTGATCCGGTCTTGTCCGATACAAGAAAGTTACCGGATATCACATAGTTATTGCCGGCAGTACCAACAATCGCTCCAGCGGTATTGTCGCTAGCGCGGATTTCAAGCTGCGTAATTGCCTTGCTTTGGAAATCTTCATAGTCAAACGTGATGTAATGACCGCTCATGGACTCGGTATTGGAATCTGCTGGGAACAAATCATTACGCGGATACAAATCTTCCGCCGGATATACCGCACTGATAATGTTCGGCAAGATCACGTATTCAAACTTGCCGTCACGGTTGATGTTACCAAAAGCACCATTGATCTCGCAGATTGCCTCAATAATTGTCTTTCCACTAACTGAAGCTTCTGCTGTCACCGCAGAATCATAGGATGATGATGTGGTCAGCGTCTTGTTGACGGTCATGCCATCATTGACAAGGCTCGTGTCAGCCTGCGCGATCCCGAGATGTGCGAAAAAGCTATCACGGAACGCCTTAAGCGTCAGCGGAAATGATAAGCCATCATACCAAGCCTTAACGTCAGCATTGAGGATGTCGTACATCACATCATACGCCACGATCTGCCGCTTGGTGCGGTCTGCAGTCGGCGTGTCAGAATAGATCTTATACTCTCCGTATGTAAACGGATCATCCTCGTTCCCTTCCAACGTTTCCAAAGGACGAAGCTTTTTCCCGATAATGCCGGCAGGAACATCGTGAGCAGTGAATGAGATCTGATTCGGCAAGCAGGATCCGAATTTCAACTCGGATCCATCGTTAAGTGTCTCTGTCAGCGTAAACGTGTCGCGTTCCCTCATGGAGTTGTCGATCACCGCCTGTGTACCAACTACTTCTATATTAAGTTGTTTATGAATTGAACTCTCGTAATAGAGATCTTTATTCTTACCATTTATCATAGAATTTCAGCTCCGTATCCAATAAAAGCGAGCCGCCAGCCGTCGTACTCGATCGTATGCTCATCCGCATAGCCGACGATTGTCGTAACATCCGGAACATAACAGTACATTGTTACATACTTCATAATCTCTGGGCACCAAGCAGTTACAAGCGCCTTTTTCTCACGCCGTTGTCCGACATACTGTGCGTTGATTTTCGACATAAATGCATCGAACTTCTTCTCGGTCAGTCCGGGACCCTGCCACTCTGCCTTAAGCACCTGATTCTTAAGTGCATCTCGGTGCAACTTGCCATTGTCATCGTTGTACGAATTTAAGTCCTGCCCCAGAAGAGGGGACTGAAATGTGCTTGCGGTTATGTATTCAAAAGGGACTTTATAATCCCCGACCTTGATCAGATATCCGCCATATGCCATTTCTCGTCCACCTCCTTAAAATTCAAACGCTGGCTTTCCGGTTGAATGAAAATACTCGTTCGCTTTCTGCTGCGTCACATGGAATATTCCATTCGGATCTCCCTCTACTTTAAATGTAACATTAACCGGCGTTCCTTTTGTACCAATTACAGCGCGTACCGCACGCGCTACGCCATCACTGACGGACGCTACGATCTGGTCATTGTTCATGACCGATGTATGATTGCCGATCGTTCCCACAAGCTCTGGTCCGGCTTCTCTCGCCAGGAAGATCTGACCGGTCGGTGCATCCTGGGTACCGACTGCATAATGTGCGATATCATGCCACACGCCACCGGAGTAGATGCCACCATTGGCTTTCTTTGTTGCCTTAGTTCCAACATTAACTGATTTTCCGCTAAAAAAGCTTGTTACGGAATTCCAAGCAGAATTTAATGCGTTCTTGGCAAATCCAATTGCAACGTTTAACGTCTTTCCGGCTGTAGTATTCGACCACTCACTCTTGACGTTCTTCCACCATTTGTTTCCGTCTTTCTTAACATCAGTGGTAAATTTCTTTACCTCACCAACTTTATCATTCCAATATGATTTAACGTTCTTCCACCATGTGCCACTTTGATTCTTCACATCCGTAGTAAATTCCTTTACTTTACCAACCTTTGACTTCCACCAACTCTGTGTATTTTTCCACCAAGTAGATGCATTGTTCTTGACATTAGTTGTAAAGTCTTTTACACTGCCAACTTTCTTCCCCCAATAATCTTTTGTATTCTTCCACCATTCCTTGGCCTCGTCCTTTACTTTCGCTTTAAACTCAACATAATTATCTTTTAGATTTGAAAAGCCTTTGTTAATCTTTTTTAACAGTTCTTTTGCATATTTCGAAAAACTAAAAGATTTAATTTTATCTTTCCAACCTTCTATTATTCCAAGAAAAATATATTTTCCGTATGGCTTCATATTCTTAGCTGGAGAATGAATACCGAACGCTTCACATATTCCATCTCCAAACCATGTGAAGAAATCCTTAAACGGTTCAATGACTGTACCAAGCACTCCTGTAAATCCGTCCAAGATGCCCTCAAAAATATAGCTTCCAATATCCATAAAATCGGCTCGCTTACCGTCAAACGCGGTTTTGAAATTTTTCTTAGCCTCATCAAAAAGCTTGCTTGTCTCATCCCAATTAAAAAACGTTTTAAAGCTTACCGGGAGCGATATAACAGTTTCTTTTCCGGTTTCGTCATGACCCACTTTTTTGTCCATGAATGCTTTCTTAATACGCTTTCCAAAGTTTCTGATATCATCTGTATGCTCAACAAAAACCTTACCAAAGCTAATTCCTACAGATACAACTACACCAGCAAGTGCAAAATACGGATTTCCCCCCGACATATAGAAAGCTGCTCCGCCAGCTGCTAATGCCATCACGATTGATTTCACAAAATCCGTATCATTATCATCTGTCAACTGGAATCCAATTGTTGCTATAAATGCAGCAAGGCCAAGTCCATTTAATCTGAAACTTTTCCCTTTGCCGGTACCATATTTTCCAGATGTAAATCCTAATAGTGAGGTTAGAGCTGCTGATACAACTCCAGCTAAACTGCCACTCGAAAAAGTAAGGATTGTAAGCAGGCTCTCTGGGGTTAAATTCTTCAAGAATCTACTTAAACCATCAAATATATTTTCCCAGCTAAGATCATCAAAGAATCCGTGCACAAACTTCCAAAAGCCATCTGTCCATCCATTAATGGCTTCGGCGCACTCTTCCCACTCAAACCTATCGAAAAAGCGGTTAAATCCATGTGCTACATTTTTTCCAAACTGTTCGAATTCAAATTGATTAGTAAATCCCTCTGATGCGAATACTGCAGTATTTAATGCTCCTGCAATAACATCTGCGGTAGATGTGAATACACTATTGCCTTTTTTATCCTCGGAAAATAAGCCATTCAAGAACTCGGCAAAGTCAGTACCAAAATTATCCGCCTTTTGATAAACATCTTTCCATTTTATCTTGCCAACAGTCTTTGCGAGCTCGTCTCTGATTGTTTCTCCAAGACCTTCCCAATCACCACTTTTTATCGCTTTCTTGATATCCTCTGCTAAGTCTGCAATATTCTGGTCAATCGGAACTTCTTCAAACATATCAGAGACGTTGCCGCCGCCACCAGATCCGCCAGAACCACCGCTATCGTTCGAATTTATGACATTAAGTTCGTTGAACGACTGTAGTTGCCCCTTTAGTTTCTTTGCCGAACTAGTAGCTATATCCAATCCGGCAGCATAGTCTTTCACCTGCGTGGTAGCCTTCGTCCACGTTTTCTTGCCTGTGAGTGCTGATATGAACTGATTCACTTTGTTGATTGCTGCCGTGAGCATATTGATCAGCATTGTGAGTGCGGGTCCCACGGCAGTTATAATTGGTCCCGAAAGCGCCCCGAAAGCATTCTTAAGAGTTGCCACGGCACTCGTCAGCTGAGACATCTTTGCGTTCACATTGGTCGAATACTTTGCCATATTCTGCGTGCCATCTTTGATTGCAGAAAGCATGGCATTCCAACCCTTGGTGATCCAATTGAAGATGAACATCGAAAGGGCGATACCGCGAAGACGTGTAACAAAATTATGTAACAAACCATTTGCCCGCTTTGTTTTTCCAGAAAACGAGTCAAGCCAAGAACCCGTGCTTCTACGTGCTTTATCCGCACCATTTGAGACCTTATTCTCTTTTGCGACAAGTTCTTCCTGCCTCTTCGTAAGAGTCTGCATCTGACTGTTAGTGTCGCGAAGCTGATTCTTAAGTTTCTGATATGCGTCAGAAGCTCGGATCGCCCCTTTATCAAGATACGCCGTCCCTTCTTTGACCATTTGAGACTGATATTTCTGTGCAGCGCGTATATCGGCTCCTACCACTTCAATTTTTCGATCGAGAGAATCCCATGCGGCACCAGATGTTTTACCACGTGCCACCATCTCTTCCTGTCGTTGTAACAGCTTGTCAAATTCAACTGTAGATTTATGCAATGCATCGGAGATGTTCTTATAGTCCTCTGTTGGGATTTTAGAATTCTCCATCTGACGCATTTTCTCGGTTAAATCAGCCGCTTTCTGTGACACCTTTGCAATCTGATTCTGCAGGCGCAACATCTGACTAGAGACATTTTTCGTATCAATTTTTGTGTCAATCTTTATAGATCCATCATAATCAGACATCTACTCACCTACTTCCTGCCGTGTATTTCTGCCATCATGCGGTCATAATCATCAATTCTCTCCGTCTCTTCCTTGGTGTACTCTTTTTTCTGCACCAGCTGATCCAATGCATACATCTTCTGTGCCTTTTTGAGCGCTTCTCGGTACTTAGGCGTTGAGCCTTTTGTCGGTTTCTCCTGCCGCTTGCCAACCACCTGCAAGAAGCTTGATAGCTTGTACGGCATATTCCAAAGCAGTCCGCAAAACATCCACCAATGCATGGATTGCCCCGCAGCGAGGTCGATTCCGTAGATCTGCCGGAAATCTGCATAGATGCGCCACTGATCCACGTCATAGTCCACCACACGCGCCTTGTCGCCGTCTTCCGAAGGATTATCGTGAAACCAGCCAGAAAGAAACCACTCTACACACTCGGAAAGCTCAACGCCCTGAGGATGATCACGAAGATACTCTTCTCCGTTTTCATCCTCGTCAGCAAACATAAGCCACACGAACATATCGTTTTTCTCATATTTGGTAAGCTCCTGATCGTACTTCGCCTGCAGCATCTGAATGCCGATCGTATAATCCGTATTCACTTGATACCCGCGCCACTCCGTCGGCAGCTCATCGATGAGAATATTATTCATGCTTTACGTTCCTGTTCTTACCTTTGTACTTGTTGTTATGTCTGCGTGCAGCGCGATTCGGTGAATACTTCTTGCGGATCGCTTCATTTCGTGTCTGGAAGAGATCACTCATCACCGGCATTACCGCATTCACAAAATCAATAAGGGCATCTTCATCCGGAACAAAGTCCTCGTGCATCTCATAGCTCTGACGGAACACGTTACGGATCGTGTCTTTGCCAAACAGAGTATCAATCTCGCGGATCATTCCCTCTATGATGCCGATACGCATCTTGGAGGCATCTACGATGATATCCATTCGCACATTATCGGGAAGCTTGTCGAACTCCTCTCCCTCATATTCCTTGTATTTTTCTCTATAAGAATTAACATCATCCTCGCCGAGGTTTACCACCTCTTCAAGATTGTGCACGAGCTCAACAAAACGCGTTGCCGTAGCAGCATCCGCGGTGTTGATACGAAGCACTGTGATCAATTCTCCTTCGAGGTTATTGACCTCGATCGTCTTGATCCCATCATCAAATGTAATTGTTCTAATATCTGCCATAATTACCATCCTCTCTTAATTCGGGGCGCGAAAGAGAGGTACGCGTCCCGAATATGCTAATTGTTGATTAACACCTATTCCTTCACGTTTGCACTTGCGGTAGTCTTTGGTTTCCATGTAAACGTACCATCCGAACCAATCGTGATTGTTCCAAGTTCCACTTCTCCATTTCCATTGATCTGGATGGATGATGTAAGAGTATCGCCGCCAGCTCCTCCTGTACTTGAAGGGCATACGGTAACGGGAATACGGATACAATCTCCTGTTCCACCCTTAATGTCTGATTTGTAGAATCGATAGTAATAGGTATCGCACTTTTCTCCGGTCGGGAATGTCTTGAACAAAGTATCAATGCAAGTCTGCATCTCATCTGACAAGCAGTCTCTCGATGGATTCATAGAAAGCGCATAACCCTTTACTGTGTTCGATGCATTTTTCATGTTTACATACTGTTTCTGATCGGTGTTCGGTCCCCAATCCTCAGTAAGTTCTGTAAAGCCATCGCCCATCTCGCCAAGCTTTCCGGTGCTTCCGGTTAATAATCCGATGTCAAGTAATGACACCATGTTGGTACGATCTAATGCCATGATTTATCCTCCTATTTCTTGTAAAAATACTTAAGTTGCATGCTCACGCCGTAGCCGACCTGCTTCGTGTCCTGGTACACCGGATACACAACCGATGTACGATCGATAGCTTCCAGCTGCATGTGAACGTCCTTGAACTCCACAACCGCGTCTTCCATCCACGCTGCAAGGCTATCCAGCACTGTCTGTGCATCGATAGATGTCTTGTTTGTGGTTGGGGAGCTCCGGAATATGATCTGATACGGAAACTGCGCGGTGTAGCTCCCGCTTACATACTTCTTGATATACCGCGCACCCTGTAATGGGAAAATGCCGATCGATGTTGAATCATCAGATGTAGTATTCCATCGCACGGTTTTGTTGTTCGCCTTGAACGTCTTAGGGAAGACCGGATACTGCAACACCAGCGCAAGCACTGCGCTCGCCGCGTTTTCCGCGTCCCCCACGGTCAGATGCTCAACTTCTTCCATATCACACACCTCCGACTTCAAAATGAGGCATGATGTCCTCATACTTATCCACTGTAGTTACTTTGTACACCGCATCCATATTGTCACGCGCCCACTCATAAGCACTCGATTCCGGCAATTCCAATGCGGTCTGATCTCCTTTGATAAAGAAGTCGTCTGCCGGATGAAACGTGATGCAGTTCTGCTTCTCTTCCTCTGGTAACGCATCCCAAGCCTTAGGATCCATGTAATGCTTTCCAATTTTGCCAAGTCCGGCAAAATCAACGAAAAGCTTTGCCGCGTCTGCACTATCCATGCCACTCTTAGAAACATTCGCGCCCTTAGTCTCTACCAGGTTCACACACTCTAAAAGCGTAGGATAATATCGCTCCTCATCGGTATCTGGATCGAAGAAGCGATTGAACAGTGTCACTGTATCGTTGTAAAACAATCCAAGTCCCATCATCCACGCTCCTTGCCGCACTTCGTGCACTTCCAGATATGCCGTCTAGTGTAATGGTTGCCGTGTGTACGGACATCGATATACGCATAAGGCATCATTTTATGCTTGCAAAATAATCTCTTGATGAACATCACTCCACCACTTCCCAATCTTCGGCAAGCATATCAGTCTGTGACGCGAGCCATCCAGGTTGCATCTTATCGTCCGCTGTTTTCATCCCAATACAGTCCTGCATAGGGAATCCTTTCCACATATTGTTTGTGTGTGGAATCATGCACAGCCACATCCCCTTACCATTCCAGCCTTTACGAGCAACTTTCTGTCCTGCTTTCAGCCTGCGAATTGCTTCTCCAAATGTGAATGTCTGAATGTCTAAATCTTTTACATCAGCTTCGCCAACAATCTCCCAATCGTCACGAAGTATGAAATTAAGAGTATAATCAACATTCTCTGTCTCACGGATATCGAGGATTCTTCCATCTTTGCAATGCATCTTGATGGAGTTATCTTCCCATTTCCAATACCCTGCCCATTCCGGGCACTTAATCAAAGCCCCCTGTTTAAGTGCTTCATATGCCTTTTTGAATTCCATGTTTTTCTCCTATATTCCCGCATATAACAATCCGGTACCGGACAGATACTCGCAGATCGTGTCGTAGCACAACCGGTTCTGCGCGATCTTGTCATTCAGCACCTTGTCAACCAGCGTCTCGTTACTTCCGAAGCTGATGGACTGACCACCGGAGGACATCGACTTAACGTTCCCCGCCTGCGCATCGTTCGCATGAGCGGTCTTGTAATCGATCTGATAGAGCAGATCTACAAGCGCGCACGTTGCTTTCTGAATACGCTCGTCAAATTTTGTTCGGGTATCATCGTTGATATTCCCATAGGTCAGCAGATCCAGCTTCATGGATGCTTTATCTTCCCACTTTGGGAAAAGGGATTCCTCAACAGAATCCCCATAATATGAATTTTTGTAAAACTCAAATGTGGTGTATCCCATTAGAAATCCCTTCCTACTACGCCTGCTGCGCAGTTAAAAACTCTTCAATGATCTCAGCCTTTGCAGACTTTGTGATCGTATAACCCTTGTAAGCTGCAAGTCCCTTAATCTGCTCAACAGTTAAGGCATTGAGTTCCGCCTCTGTGTAATCGTGATCCTCCGCTGTATCTGGATCTACAGTTCCTACAATCACACCATCAGGCTTCTCTGCAAAAAGTTCCATTCCGGATACAACCGTATCCTTGCAGGTGAGATTATCGTAATCAGCAACCTCATGGATTCCGATATAACCGGTATCATCCGATGTAAAGTTAAATGCTTCTCCAAGATCTGCCCCGTTGACCGCGATGTAGTACAGAACCACATTTTCGGCAACGGTTGAAAATACATTTCCTTCTGGAACAGATGCATTCATGAACAGAGTTCCATATCCAAGGAAATTTTTGACATATGTCATACCAAAAGCACTCTGCGTTGTGATCTCCTGATCTCCAAGGTAATCGTATACAGTCGCTGGATTGACAAAATGTACAGCCGAAACCTCATCAGCATCGAACAATACAAGAAGCTTGCCCATGTTCTTTGCAAGTACCTTCTTGAGGTTTGCACCCTTGGTCTTCCCCGTTCCTGTTGCAAGGAATTTAAAGAAATTCGAGCGGATACCTCTCTGAACATCATGAAGCATCTCCTCTGTGGTCATGTTGACCGCCTGGTTGAATCCATAGGTCGTAATATTCTCTGCAGAAGTAGCCTTTCTCCACTTCTTAAGTGTAATCTCCTTGTAATCGGTTGCTACAACCTTATACTTGGACAGCGGAATGGTCTCCCCCTCCCCCACTGCACCATTTTCAAGCGTTCCGGTTGCCTTATAGGTCTTTAATACAGTTCCTGCCACCTTTGGGATTTTTCTCGTAATTCCAAGTGCCTCAATCAACTTTGCAACCGAATAGTTAAAGCGGGTAACGAAATCAAGCTCTCTGATCTGCGCATCCGTCATATCAGTTGTCTTAATTAAATTTGTTTCAGCCATAATCATTCTCCTTTCTGAAACAGACCAATATTTTCTCTAATGGCTCTCTGACGTTCTGTCGGGTCTCTCATAGCCATGATCTGGTCTTTGGTTAATGTCTCCCCAGAATTGTTTCTCTGCTGGGTTGTGAATTTTGCTTTGCTCTGCTCGAGGTGCTGCTTGTCTTCATCAACAAAAGCGCTCGCGTCCCTCTTTTTAGCGTCTTCCAGCAAATCATTGAATCCGATCAGCTTTCCGTCCTTCACAGACACGCTGGCAGCGATATCCGCCATAATAGCTTTCTTTGCTGATTCAGAAGAAAACTTGATGTTCTCGCAGGCTTCTTTCAGCAGATCATCCTTCTCACGCTCTGCTAATTTCGCGTCATACTCTTTTTTTGTGAGTTCTGCCTTGTTCTTCCACTCATCACGTTCTCTTGTGATAGTGTCAAAATCCTTGCCGTCAAAACCCTTCAAGGTCTCTTCCGCGTTCTCCGCACGCTCCTTGTACTCGTCGCGTTCGGTTTCTACCTTTCCAACCTTCTTGTCAAGCTCCGGCTTAGAATACAATTCCTCTCCGATGCTCTTCTTGATAGCTTCCTTCTGCTCGTCAGTCAGTGAAATGCCGAGCTTTTCTAATTCGCTGATTACTTTTACCATGTTCCTTACCTCTCTCTTTCCAAGTTTTTACTCCGGTCAGTCCGGCGCAAGTGAGTTGCTATTTACTCCATAGCTGGCAATCGGCATTGCAGGATTCGAACCTGCGGCAATGCTCCCACTTGATTAGTTGCTTCCTATATGCCAACACAAAGAAAAGACACGCCCACAAGCAGGACGTGCCTCATTGACCATCCTATAATTCTTGCGGATTAGCGAACGGATTCCTACTCTCCGTCCGGTGCTTTTCACTTGTTAATACAATTTTATCATGGGATTATTAAAGATTTGTACCAATTTTAGACATGCAAAAAGAGCCTATATTTCAAGGCTCTTTTTAGGAGAAGTTGTGTAAATCAGGGAGATTTCACAAATGCCAATGTCATCTGCACTATTATATTACAACAGATTCCACTTGCATTTGTACCAATTTGGATAATGTTTTCTATGGCTCATATCCATAATCTTCAATTGCTGAACAAATCATAACCAATGTCTCTGTATAACCGCTCAGCATCTTCTTATCCTTTTCCGGTGCATCAGACTCAAAAAAGGATCTTACATCTGCGCGAAGCTGTAGCCATTCGTCTTTACTCTTTTTCCCATTCATGATACGATGGCGCAATTTTTCTGCTTCACTTGAATTTTCTGTAATAGTATATTTTTTATTATACTCATCTATATCCTTTAACAGCCCTTTAAGACCAGCCATTTCTACCGCCTTTCAGATTTTCAACAAATTCCATTACATCATTATAATCTTCGAACGAAGCTCCTGCTTGCCTTAGACATTCATCAACCTTATTTTCTAACCATTGATATCGTTCCGGAAGTGGCACGTTAAATATTTGCTTTGCAAAATCCATATTCGCCCCAAACGAGAAGCTTTTATTAAGAGCCTGTAAAACTATCGTTTTATCTTCATAGGCTGGCAAATTTGTAATATTTCTTTCCTCACATATTTGTTGCTTAAGCCATTCAACCGTTGCCTCTTCAATATACTCGTTTGCACCATATACCTCTGGAGCGTAATAACTGCAAGAACAAGAATGAAGCATTTCGTGCCATAACGTACCATCATCAGCCGTATCTATGACAGAAATATCACAAGACCACTCTTTTGTGCCTAAAGCATGTTCTTTTGCAAGCGCATTATTCACTATAACATTCCCGCTCCACTTAGACGGTCTTTCGGAATACTGTGTTATTTCTGTCTGGATCTGATGTGCCACTTGTTCAAATTCAGTTCCTGTTCTTTTAGTATATCCTACCTTCTCCGCCTTTTCCATTGGAACTTTAACGGAATTGTTATACACTGTTGCTCTACCATTCGCCTTTGCCGCCTGAGGTTTCTTGAATCCGGCAACCTTAACACGATCATACTGTCTCTGTAAGCCATTCTCCGCACAGAATACGCCATATGCACGGTTCTGATCACGAAGCCTTGAAGATAACTTATCATAATCGCTCTGCAGATTCAGATCATCCGGAAATGCTTTCATCTCCTGTTCCTTCATAAGAAGCTGGCGTTTGGTCTTTCTGATCGCCCGCTCCATCGCTCTCTGTCTCTGCTGCAGATCGTACAGTTCTTGGCTCTCATGGATATCTATCTTCGGATTGCCGTTTTCATCCACATATGGATTGCGCAAGGACTTGTCCCACGGTTTATGCGAATGTCGGCAATTATACCCGTGCAATCCCAATGGATTGACCACATGCCCCTCTCCGGTCTGCGGATCTATATCATACCCGGTAGATTCAAGAAGATTCGGTGTATCTGGATCAGCACCACGAATCTTATATACCTTGCCTTGCCAATGATCGTGCGACTGTAGTCCGGTTGGGTTGTTCTTATCGTGTCTTGCGCCCATATGCGCCGATACCAGAACATATTCCGCCTCAGCTTCAACAATATACTTATTCGTGACCTGCGCCGCGGTCTGATTCATGGAAGTAACGATGCAGCATCTTACTGCTGCTTCCAAGGATCTGCGGGATCCGGTCGGATAGTTCACGTGCATTCCATTCTCTGCATACCGATCTAGCACCTCACAGATTGCGCTGCTATAAGACTGCAAGCCGCTTGCCACTCGGAAGTCAACCTCGTTCAACAGATTAAGCAGATCCCTCTGTGATTGGTCTATCGTGGTATTCGTGAGGTTGCTGAGTTCGCCAAACGTCTTCATCATCTCGGCATTCATCGCCGCGATTACTGCGTTATTCTCAAGAGGCGGCTGAACACTCGCCAACCGTTCCAATATGCTCTCATCGTCGGAAAATGAAGTAAGTACGCTATCTCTTAATAGACGGCGCACTTCATTCCTGCTCTTGCCGGTCAGTTGTGAAATGCGCTTTATAATCTCCTGTCGATGTAACCCCATCTGCTGAAGCTTCCACAATTCACGATCAGCGGTACCAGACAAAGATCCTGCCGCCATAAGGCGCGAAGCGATATCCTGCAATATCCAATCTTCGAGATCCTGATACATCTCTATTAACTTGTCCGATTTACCATAGAAATAATCCGGTGTCAGCACCTATCCTTTGCCTACCTCTCTCTTAACCAAATCAGTCCACTGCTGGCCGTGCGCTTCCTTTGCTCTATCAAACCAATGATCTGACGTTCCTGGTGCATAATAATGCAAAGGCATTCCTGTCGGATACTTACGCTCTCCTTTATTTGCAAATGAGCGACCGTCTTCGGTCAGATACAATTCACCTGCATACTGATAATGAGCATATGGCGTATTCCACGCTATCTGACCGCCATATACTCCGTCAGGATAATTTGCGGATCCGCGAAGCGCGCCTTGATCCATTGGAATATACTCATCACAATCCGCAACCACCTGCATATTAAGCAACTTCTGAGCATTCCGTATATTCTCATCAATGCGTTTGGTATCTATATGTATCTGCACGCATCCCACAGTCCTGTTGTACTGCATATAATCACTTCCTTATCGATTGATAATCGCTAATGCTACGATTGTCACACAAATAACCAAAATGTTCATAGTTGATACTGCCATGTGCTTTTCCTCCTATTCCTCGCCATATAATCCAGGATTCATCTTCTCGGCTTCTGTCGCATCCATTTCCGCCTGCATTGCCTTTGCTTCGTCCTCGGACATATTCTCGAACTTAACGAAATACATCCATGCCGGCACCTTGCCAGCTGTAACATATCCCCACCAAGTTTTCTTATCCTCTTCGTAGTTGTAGCAGATATCGCCGAACCCATATTCCACTTCATACACGCCAACAGGAGCAAGATCATACAGATCTGCATACTTGTCGATCGCATAGATTAAGTCATCCATTGTGATTTCAAGCTTATCTCTCACATCCTTAATGAATTGGATTGTGCGCTGCTGAGATGCTTCTACGCCTGTTGCAGTCTGAATACCGGTCATCGAATCGAACGAGAAGTATCCGTTTGAATAGCCGCACTTGTATGCAAGGATAGACAGAATGTTGTTGATCCCTTTGATTCTGGTGTCGGTGTTTAGGTTCGGATTGATTTCCTGATAGAAATTATCCGCAGATTCTGACAATACATTCTTCACATATCTTGGCTTTTTCAGATACTTGCGGATAACATTCCCGTCTGCATCTTTTACAGATCCTTGAAACATCAGGCGATCATCTGCCAGCACAATACGCTCACTGTCAAATATTTCTCCGGCATTCCTGCTATACGCCACATCCAAGTCCCGAAGTTCTTCCAATGCCTCTGCAAAGATACTCATTCCAAGCGGAGATCCAAGGTCAATGTTATTGGCCATAGGAGTCTTGAACACGGAGAACATTGGCTTCTCAAGATTCAGCACCCCGACATCTGGAAGCAGTCCTTTCCACGGTGTCTTCTCCATATCTGTCTCTACGCCAAGAGATGTGGAACTATCTGACACAAAGCATCTGTTACTGATCAGATACACTCCATCCTCTGCGAATCTGTGATATTCCAATCTCTTATAATGTTTCTTTGACTGCTCATAAAAATCAAAGAATATGCCGGCGCGAATATTGCCGTTTCCGTCCACCTCCGTCGGAAGAAAGCGCTGCGGATCAAAGCAGTCTATGCCGTCTCCGTTCGGTTTCAGGATGATCGTACCATTTACGCATCCTCTTTCCACATACTCGCGAATCTTGCCAAACATATTATCAACAACTGACTGCAGGTATTCCGCACGCGCTGATCCGGACACCTTGATTGACAGATCCAGGCACGCAAGCCTTGCTGTCTCGGATGATACCGACTTGGCAAAGTTGATTGTCTTTACATTGTTCTCTTTGTTCACCCAACTCGGGTTCCCTGCATATATCTGATTCCATATTCTGATTGCGTTATCCATCTGATCAGACAACAAGATATCTACGTCAAATATTCTCTTTGCATCTGCCTTAAAAAACATTCTATTCCACCATCCTTTTATTGCTGCTATAATTCCCATGCTTCACCGCCTTATATAAGTCCTCTGTTATATCTGCGAGCAACCGTATATATGAAGTACCTAATGAGATCCATGTGGTGATCATATTCCTTAATTACCCGATCCTCGCCCACTGCCTTATCATCCCATGCATACGCGCCAAACTCCTTCTGTGTCTCGGCGCAGCTCTCATGTATCTGCAGCATGCCGAGGTTCAGATACTTCGTTACCTCTTGAATCCCATTCAGCACATCATTATTGCCGTCTGTGCAAGTAAACTCTCCGTACTTCCGGATTGTCGCCTTCATAGCTGCAGCTGATGGATCAATGACAATGGATGTGATTGGGAAGTCCCCCGCCACCTCTTGGATCATCTTATAATATGCCTCGTTATCTATGGTCACTCCGGTTTCTCTTCCAGAGTAATGCCCCTCCCTGAGCATCCGCACCCTCCCGCTATTCTGCAACTCCATCAGTCCTACCGCGAATGGGTTCATAGTTCCGTAATCGATGGATAGGTAATAAGAGGACTGCGAAGTGTAGGCATATTCTCCTCGGAAGATATTCTTTTCCTTGTCGAACATACCATAGACCAATCCTTCTGCAATCACCCATAAGCCAAGGATGAAGCGATCATAGAACACCCCGCTATACATCGCCCTATATCTTTCCTTGATTCTCTCCGACAGAGACAAGTTATCATCCATCGTAAAATGAAGATAGATCAGCTTCTTTTCATCAGCCTTATCAATCCAATTCAGCTTGAACCAATGGCTCGGACTGTCCGGGTTACAGTTGAACCAGAACTTGGAACCATCAACAGAACATCGTCCGGTTGCCTGGTTCACAAATGACTCCGGCATCAGTGCCACTTCGTCGAAGAACATTCCGGCAAGTGTGATACCCTGAATCAGATCCTGCGACCGCTCATCCTTACCGCCAAATATGTAAAAGAAGTTAACCGTATCTCCTTTGCTGATCTCGACCATGTTATCTGATCTATGATCCAGCACCTTGTATCCACGGCTACGAAGCATCAGCTTCAACCAAAACAATACATTTCGTCGGAAGGATCCGATTGTCTTTCCAGCCATTCCGAGATTCTGCATATTAAACGTAGTCATTGCCCACAAAACATAGCTTAGTGACATACACAATGTCTTTCCGGACCTGATTGCTCCATCTGCTATGATTCCATCCTTCCCATTTACCGGAGAATCCTTGCACCACCATGTAAGTACCTGCTTCTGTTTCTTCGAAAATGGTTTGAATGCAAATCCGTTCTGCTTGTACTTCTGCTTCATCCGGATAGCATTCTTCATTATGTTCTGTTTTACTTTGTGCACTCGCCGGTCAAAATCTGTCCAATCAATCATCTGACCACACTTCCCTGGCTGACGCATTCAAAGCATCCAAGAAGTTGTCCTGCTCCGGTGCACCCTCTTCGCCATCCTTGGTTTGCATCTCCAGCTTGATCAGTTCGAGTTCGAGCTTGCGTTGCTCAAATTCTTTTCGATGCTTATCAAACGGATTCATCTCGAAGAACATCGTAAGCCAATCGATTGCCTTCTGTCGGTCTGCCAGCTTGATAGATACACCATCTCTCCCTTGCTTAACCTCTTGGATAATCTGTGTATCTGTATTCTTCGATTCCTTCAAATCAACTGTGCTAATCGAATGCTCAATGCCTGTATCCGGATCTGTGAACTCTCTCTTTCCAAATGACAGATAATTGCCGATGTCTGCAAAGGCAATCCGCATCTGCAGCTCCACAATGTCTTCCGTACCCGCAACTATCTGCCGGCGTTTGATTTCTTTTAATCGCTCTATCTCCTTTTTTATCCGAGTATTTCCGAGTAATGCTGGTCCGTTTGTTAGAGCAGTGCTGTACTGACATCCATATGCGTTCATATAACTTTGCGTTGCATTAAATGTCCGGCTGTAATATATACAAAACATCTGTTGCTCCGGAGTAAGAGTATCGTTCTTTAACGTCTCCTTTGTGCCATCATCTACCGGCGCTGGTTTCTTGGGTGCACTCTTTGACTTTTGTGTGCACACCTTTTCTGCTTTGTGTGCACCCTCTCCCCTGCTCCATCCATACCGCTTCTTCCAGCTCTTGACAGTGTTGATAGTGGTTCCGTACTTCTCCGCTATGTCCTTGTACTTCATACCGCCCATGTAGTCCTGTTCTGCTTTCTCGTAATTCTCCACTATCTCACTTCCTCTCTGCCAAATGGTATATTTCTAACCTCATACCATAATTATAAAGCAGTATTTCAGTGGATTTGTACCAATTTAGGGCATGAAAAAAGAGAGGTCTTATCCTCTCTCTTAATCTCATTGAATTTGTAGTACTAATGGGAGAAGCACCTTTCCAACGTCAATTCCTTTATCTGCAATCCATTTAATAATCGACTTTGCGTTTTCCCATTTCTTAGTTTTTCTTTCATCTGACTTTACTATATTTTCTAATTCTTGTATCTTCAATAATATCTCCTCTACCTCAGAATCCGGTAATGCCGTCATATTTTCAACCGTTTCTCTTGCCATCTCAAAAGACATATTCATCTCTACCGAATTAGAATTTGTGTTATTATTATTAATTGTAATTCCAGACGCATCCTGACTATATATGTTTACATATTCCATAGCTTTAAAGAGTTCCAACTTCTCGATCATAGTTTTGATGTTCTCCAAACACCTTTCTCCCGTATCGTCATAGAATAAATCATGCAATCCGCCATTAAAACCTGATATTATAGCATTGTACTTTGATTTTAATCTTCGATGAATTTCTTTTCCTGCACGAACATCATGTTTCTCTATAATTTCTTTTCCAATTGCGATATCTTGATCTATTATCTTTTTAAGTTCATCCTTCATATTCCCACCATCTCCCCAATTTTTACTTATAATTTCATTATAATCACAAGCATATAATCTTTCAACCACATCCATTTCAATTTTACCACACCATCCTCAACTGCCCATTCTGCTCTTCCTCAATCCGTCCCATCCTCTGTTTCATGATCCGCTGCACAATCCGGCGCTTCCGGTAAAAGCAATTCCGGCTGATTGGAAGAATGCCGTGGTGCGCTTCCAGCATATCATACGAAGTTCCCTTTACGATGGATTCCGTCAGTTCCGCAGCGATGAAGCTGTCTACCTGGTTGCAGATCTCGAATACTTCCTTTTCGTCCACAGGCATTCCCCCTCTCAATTTTTGCGTAAAAAAATACCAACCATCGTATTTGACGGTTGGTAATATTTTATTTATGTTCCAAAATATCAATCATTTGTTGAGAAATATCTAACCTTGCACTGCTAAATACTTGAGCAAATGTAAGCACAAAAACAGAAATGCATATATAAATTGTTGTCATTGCAACCATTGCTTGAAAATCAGTATATCTTTCTATACTATCTTTATTTAAAATTCCAAACAAAG